GCGATTGCGCGGTACACCATCCTCTCAATGGGTTGCAGGTATCGCCCCACTTCAAGGTTGTACCTCGGGTGCCGGGCGCTGATAAGTCTGCCTGCCTTCTCAGCCACCCATTTTTCGGCCTTCAGGAAGACTGACGGAAACGAGTCCTGCTTCCTGATGGGCTTGCTGCGGAGTGAAGCCAACGCGGCAGCATACCGTAGGAATTTCTGACCCCTGTAGTGGCTCACGAAAGTTTCGCCACTAACCGGGAGTGAGCCATCGGGCATGTACCGCGCTACCATCCGCGCAAACCTCTTCAAGCTGGGTGCTTGAAAGGCGCTGTCCATCGGCTGGAGAGTGGGTTCCCACACTCCAGCGCGGACGCAGCCAAGCACCCGCTCGTAGACCGCCTGGACCACGTTACCAACTGAGTTGTCGTGCGTCCAGATTGACCCCTGGTGAACAGCCCAGCTGCCACCAGGGTTTCCCTCCCCTTTCTTCTGGCATACCCAGCCAGCGTGACACACACCTGCGGCATCACCTCCAGCATGGTTGCGAGGCATCCTGCTGTGGTGCGCGCAGGCGCGCTGACTAGGCACCCCTATCGCGGATACTCCGGGTTATCCCGGAGCGTCTCCAGCGGCACGAGGCCGAACCATCCAGCCACTCGGGCCTTCAGGTCGTACCACCACCGCCCACCCGCCGTTCTCAAAGCGGCCACCTTAGCCATCTCTTCCGCCTCAACTTCAGCTCGGCTCTTCTGGAGTGCCAACTCCACGATGCGTGGCATGCAGTCCGCAATGTGTGCGTACCGCATGCCACGCTCTCTCATCTTAGATGAGAGCCACGTGGCCATGGCAGCCCGATCTGCGGGTCTGTCCATGCGCGCAGGAAACTGGCACCGCAGGGCGCTCACCCAGTGGTGCAGAAACGTGCGCGTTGACCTCCCAGGTCTGCCGGCCCGCAAGCGGTGCGCCTCGAGGGCGTGCGCTGCGTTGGACTGCCCTGAGTCATCCTCCAGCAAGACCTCCCCAAAGGCATCAACCGGTGGGGATGAGTGCAAGTGGCGAGCAGCAGCCAGGTTACCACCCGAAGGGGTAATCTCGCTGCGCCCGAAACTCCACAGCACCCACATGACCAGCAGTGCAACACCGACCAAAAATGAGACCACAGCGGCCACCATCATGATCATGTGCACACGCCTGGCCAGGGCCAGGAGCGCCGATACCGTTGGCAGCACCATGGGGATGCCAAGGCAAGACGCGAACCACGCGAACATTCGGAACATGCGGATGTATGTGAGGAGTGTGGCTAGCACTCCTCCCAGAAGGGTGTTGGCGGCGCAGAACGCCAAGAGCGACAGAAACATAGTAGACATGTTGCTGGGGTGCCCTCGGCGCGCTTTGATCGGTGTATGTGTATGTGGTGTGTTTCATGGGGGGTGCTGTCTTTCCAGCAGTCATGCGGTTCTCCGCAAACGAGACACCCGGGGCCAACACCTC